AGTAGTAAATCAGACGGATCTGATTTCTCTATTATTAGTACCTTCTAAACATCGTTATTTACTTTGTCCGATACTTGTTGTCTTCCAAACGCCCCTTAATGTGCTTTGGCACGTTGAATTCCTTCAGCAGTTTAGTCAATGCCTCCTGACTAACCCAGCGCTTCTTACCTACTGACTGGCACGCCAACAGTATGTACTTCGAATCACCGGGAAGGTACTCCCGCGGAACCGCCGAACTTGGCCGCCCTGAGTAATCAAACTCTACGAAGTCGTGGTCATACCGGGGCACTGGGGCATCTGCGTAGTGCACAAAAGCCATCGATGTATCTCTGACCCAGTCCAATAAGCTCCTTATCTGATGTAGGGGAAAATCCTGGTTGTTCGCCAGCCATACCACCAGTCTAGCATGCAAAGACCCGCCCATTCCCTGCATATCCTCAGTCACGCCTTGCGATTCCATGAACTGGATCATTGATTTGGAGTATATAACATACCTCCAGTCGTACCTTTTCAGTTTTAAGACGTCCCCTTCCCAGTTTCTGCCTAGCGCCATGGCTTCCCTACTGTCGTCGCCCACTCCCATACTTGCGGTCAAATCTCTCATTTTCCGGCCCTTTGGTATGTATATAATACCTTTTCCTCCTCTATCTACCAGCCGTTTCCTTAACACGTCGTCACCTTCCCACCATGCGCCGATTAGCTCCCCCTGGACTATGATCACGAACATCTCAGACGAGTCATCTTCATAACCGTCATGCTGTAGCAGTTTCTCACCGTATCGTGCAAATATTTCCCTAGGCATGGGCTCTTTTCCTCGTAGATGCATTATAGCCTCCACACATCTCGCTTCGCTGTCGCCTACCCTGATCCCAGCTGCCTCAGCGAATTGCTGGGCAGAGAAACTATCGAATAGTACAGACACATCTTTCCGAGTATATTTGGTCTCTCGGACTTGCTGGTTTGTGGCACTTGTTATTATCTCCGTCCAGCTCTGTCCTCGTTTGTGGGTCAATGATGTGCCTCGTCGACTCAGTGATGTCGTAATCCTCTGGGGGCTCGCCGGCACTGATGAGCTTTCTCTCGTCAAGCCGGTCTTTACCATCTCGCCTACACTCGGAGCTGGCTGTTGTGATTTTGCTGTAACGTCCAGTTCCGCTGCTCCTGACTGATCAGCATCCTCACTTCCCTCTTCGATGTCGAATAGGGCTGCTTCCGACTCATGTTTTGATTCTAATGATGATGACCTACTATCAACAGGGGGTCTGTAACTTGGTGGTGGCGATTCACTTTTGGACTCAGCTGCCTCTTCGTATATGCTATCCCCGGGGCTAGACTCAGGACTCGGCTCTGGCTGGCGCCGTGGTCGAAAAGGCTCAGGGGTCCGCGGCTCTTGTCTCGGAGGCTGATATGTAACAGAATCTGGTCTTCGCCTGGCCACACCCCCATTGCGACGCCGTATTACCGTACGGCCCATCTCAGTGTCACATTCGTGCGCATGATCAATAGGCATCTTTATCCGCCGACGCGCCGGCCGCTTGTACGGACCGTCGTTGCCTAAGTTCACCCCCTCGACAAAGAAGCGGCCCTGTGGTAGGGTGAACCCAGTGGCTGTAGTTCCTGCCTCCCGCATCTCCTCTCTCAATACCTCCATACTGCCTCCGCTACGCGTAAGATCGTGGCAGCCTTTCTTGAGCTCGTAGAACACACCGTTCTCACATACGCGTGTCTCACGGCTAGCTAACCACAGAACTTCAAGAATGCTCGTCCCTAGTATGTCCTCTAACTCATCCGGGCTAGTACATGTGATGTAGTCTAATTCCTCCGTCCCCTCAACCACGGGTATACCAGTCAAGCCAGCGCCCATCAATCGTATCGTCGGGGCGTACCTCATCATATATTCCAGGATATGTGCTTCAGCCGGCACTCGTCTCGATGCTGACATCTCCGCAGCCGTGGCCAAATCCTTGGCTATGGCGAAAGATATCATTTGGTGTAATCGCCCTAAGCTGATGCTGAGCTCACGAGACATCTGAGGGCGCAGTTGATTCTTTCCGGTGTTACGAACACACGGTCCGAGGAGATCCATGAAGGATGTGACTTTGGGCAGCTTGGCATGCGTGAAATACCGGTTTTGGCGGAGGGAGGCGGCTATCATCAATGCAGCGTGCAAGTCGTTGGCACAGTCGGTATCATTCGCGTATCTGTTGACTGAGGTTAAGATGTTGGCGGCAGTAAGTCGTAGCTGGATTCTACCGGCTGTCAGTGTGCCTCTAGCCACCATCACGATCTCATTTGCATCAGCCGGGATCGTTACATGGCTAGCCCTGCCCTGTGGCGGGTAAGCCGATGCCATAGCCGTCAACACAAGCTCGTGAGGTTGAAAACCGGGTGCCGAGTTGTATATATAGGCCTGATTGTCGCGCCTGGCCTCCCGTGCAATATCGCCCTCTGTGAAACTAATCCCTCTCAGTGTGTGCAAGTCCAAATCCAACCGGCCCTCGTCGAGTGCGTCAAGATACAGTAGCATACCCTTGACCAACCGTGTGAGTTTGCTTGACCCACCGACGCATGTACCTATAGCGTAGAGCAGGCTATTGAATTCGTCAGCGGTTAGGTTGTACAACCCCTGTCTACTCCACCCAGTCGCCTTACTCAATGCTTCTCTAGCCACGTGGCCCACCTTTGCAGCGTGCTCTATGTCATCATGTAAGAGCACCTTCCGCTGCAGTCCTGGGATCAGTTGCACCTTGACAGGTCCAGTGGTCCAGTGAACACTTATATCTATACTATTTGTATTCTCGCCCAAGACAGGCGTACGGTCGAGATCACCGTACACATTGTAATTGACACAGAATTTCGGTCTGGCTAGATAGTCCAGGTTCCCAATCTGCGTCGTGTTGAAGCAATTCACCACATCCTCGACTCGTTTTGCTGTGATCCCTAACACCTTAGCGTCGCCCTGCTCTTCCCTACGCCACGGTTCCCAGACTGTCAGTTTCGAGACGGTGCGACGTGCCTCAATTATCGCACTCGCATTGCCACGTATCCCAACAAAAGCCTCGACTTTCGCAGCGTATTTCTTATCTTTGAGGCTAACGTAGTTTGCCATCTTGATGTTGTGTGATGTTTGGCTGTTATTGTTTGACTGTGTATTGTAGGTGTACTTGTAATTCAGGTTGTTTTATTCTGTTGTTTCTAACTTCAGTATCAATTGTGCTCCAGGGCTACAGACCAGCTGTTTCGTCTTCCTGAGAAGTACTCCTCAGGCCCCTCGGCTAGTCTGTCGGCACAATGGATTTTTCATTTTTTATCA